CGCTGGAGGAACTGTAATGGGGGTTGGCTACATCAACTTTTTCAGACTCTTTGGCACCTTCTTGTGCTGTTTCAATAGGTCGACCACCCATTTTTTTCCGTTCTGTCCGGCCACTTCATTTGTATCCAACGCGAGATCTTTGTGCGAAAGCAATTCTGCTAACAGTTCTTTGTCTTGATTTTCGACGAGCCAAAAAAATAGCGAGTGCTCTCCGCGTGCGTCGCCTAGATCGGTTCGGATATTTACGTCGAACTTTGGATTATGTATCATCTCCATCGCCTTTTCATAATTATATTCTCCGCGCGTTGAGTTCCATGATTGGCCACGCACTCCCTTTCCGGGACCGACGTATCTAAAAATATCGAGGCTGTCGAAGGGCATGATCTCTGTGCATGTGGTCTTTATGTCGGATCTGCATACTGGACAATTTGGTTCCTCTTGTGTTTTGCACCATCCGATGAGGCATTTTTCGTGAAACTCGTGTTTGCATTTCGTTCTTACGGACTCTGGGGTTAAATTCTCTAAACAGATGGGACAAACGTGGGGGTGTTCTGGCGTCGTAGCACCGCCTTTTGTTATTCGATTACGTCCCTTACGCGTGCGGTTTTGTTTTGCTTTTATTCTGTTTTTTTGAATTCGGTTATTACTTCGTGTTTGTTTCATTTCGATCGTCTATAACATATACGAATAGTTTATTTATCGCTATATAATATATACTATGCGCATAGTTGATTACAATGATTTAGTTATAGGCACTTTATACTACATTGAAATGGTAGGTAATCCACCTAAAAGGAAGCATAAAGGTATTTTTATTGGCTATGATGATGGTGCTAGACCTGGGGCATTATTTAAAAACGTGGAAAAAATGCCAGGAACATCATCGCATCATTTACCTGATAATATGACAATTCCTACGTTTGAAATGAATGAAAGACCTCTCATAAACGGACGTAGAAGCACCATTCATGATATGCCATATAGTCCATGGAAACACACAAGAGGACACTGGACGTATTATTTACCAGAAATAGAAGAAATCGAGCAAAATAGATTGACCCGATTGTATGAAGATGCAACTAACAGCCGATTACGAGAAATTACCGGCGACCCCTCATTCTTTTATTTCAAAAGAACAAGGACGAAAGGTGGTAAAACGAAGAGAAAACGAAACTCTCGACGTAATAAAAACGCTCGATCGCGTTTATCTCGGAAATCAATGCGAAACTAATTGTTCATTGCTGTTCGTAAAAAAGGCTGATTTTTTGTTTATCATAAAAATATCTAGCGATAGGTGAATCATTACAAAATTTTTATTTTCTAAGTATTCTACGATTGGCACGCTAACATCGTTATAGTTATTTTCAAATCCAATCACATCTATGAATACTTTATCAAAGTTAATCGATTTAATTACTTCAAATTCGGCGCCTTCCACATCGATCGATAAGTAATGGATATGCGATATGTTGTGTTCGTCGCATATCGTTTCTAATTTTTTAGTGTTCACTGTAATGACTTGTGTGGTTGAACCCATTTGTCTATTTTCGTTTTCTAATCTTTGCAAATGTCTTTGATCAAATGTATCCTTAATTCCTGAAATCATTTCGGTATAACCCGTGTTACATAAAAACTCGGTTTCTCCGTCCTTATTACAAACTGCGCAATTCAAATTAATATTGTTTGGCCGATTACTGACTAGTCTATCATATACTGATTTAATCGGTTCAATGTTTATTCCAGTCCAATTATTATTTTTATCGAAATATAAGGTGTTGTTTATAGAGACTCCGTCGTGAGCGCCTACATCTACAAAAAAACCGTTTTTGTATCCTTTGAATATATTGGTTTCTAAGTATTTATCTTGGTTGTCTTGTGAATTAAACATGATCCTTATTATCAACTATATGTTATATTTATATTGGTTTATTGTTATTAGATTTATATATGCATTTTCGAAATATGTAAATGCTCCATTGAGTGGGGCGGGGGTATTCCATAAAATTGATTCCATTTTATCGAATAAGTATTATAACAACTTTCTACTACCTACCGTTGTGTGGTTATCATGTCCTCTGCTCCCAATTGCGTCGAACCCGTGGCATTTTCCCTTCTGGATAATGTCGTCTGTAAAACCATGTTTCAGACCTTTATTCTGGTCTGGGTCTCCTGGCTTATATATGCGCTGTTCATATATAATCCACTAACTCGTCGCGACGAGGAGACTACTAAACCGAATCGCTCCTGTCTTCACGAATTATTTACTACAAATACACTGTCTTTTGATTTATGCAAACAAATATTTTCATTGGAACAAAAAATAAATACATTGCATGCCGATCCTCGTATTGCGGACATTGAAAAATCCGTCGCCCTTCTTCATCGCCGAATTCAGTGCGAAGACGTTTGTGCACAAGTGTTGATCGGATTTCACATGATCGATGCTGTTCGCGCTCCGATTGTTTGTCCCAAAGCTGCGGATGATTTATATAAATATATTCCGGCCGATTGTCGCCTTGATTTCTTCCTCCCGTGTTTGAGTATGTTGCCCAATATTAAACATTTTGATCTTGCCAAAATTTATCAACCGTCGTCGTCGTCCCACGGAATTCGTCGTATTATTGATCATTTGCATAATGTCTTGCTGCAAGTTCCCGAACCGAATGCTGTATCTAGTGCAGAGGATCTTGAACGCGATCGAATGGCCATGGAACAAATCCGCGCGTTTTGCGCACAATATGGTATTGCGTGCACCTAAAAGAAAAATGGGGATATGATACTATCGTATCGTCTCCTTTTTTCTTTTGCCTTGGGTAGTAGGCTTATTCCGTCGACAATTCTAAACAAAAGGAAAAATCGCCGCCGTTTAATACCATCGGCGTGCCGACCTCGTTCAACAATTGCACGTTCAGTTTTTGGATATCAATCTTGCCCGTATAACATCGCATATCACTCAACAATAGTCCGTTGTAATTGTTCGCTGGAAGTATGCTGCCATAGGGATTGTTCGCCGGATCGAGGGTTATCCTCGCGAGGACGTTTTTATTGACCTGGGCAGACGGGATCGGGCATTGGAAGGAATGTTGGTTTCCTTTTCCAAATTCGTCTATCGCCAAATAGAGATAACGGGGGCCGGATAAGTCCAACAGGGCGGGGGTGGTCGTTGTGGAGGTCGTTATCACACTAGTTGTTGTGCGAAAGCCCAGCAGCCAGCCTAGACTCATTTTAAAATTGTATTTGTCGCTCACTTCGCCGCATACGCTGCTATCCACGGTGAAATTGAGGGTTACGCTACCTGAGCTCGAGACAATCGTGGTTCTGCTCGCCGAAGCCAGTGTGATGGTCAGACTGGTTCCGTAGGTGGATCCGCTAAATTTACTGTTCAGTGCAGTTTGGAGCGAAGAGGCTGTGTATTGGCCGTCGGATAACACGATTTCTTCACTGTTGCTTCCGCTGATAATTTTCAGACGGTTGTTTCGTAAATTGTCGGAGATGTTATAGAACGTTATCGGCAGCTCAATACTTCGTGCGCTGATCGAATACACGGCTTGCATTCGGTCGGGTAGGGTTATGTTATAATTGGATTGTTGCGTTGTGCTGTATTCATCTCTAAACCTCGTGTCCACGTTGATGTATTTTGTTTTGGGTGGCTTTTGCACGTTTGTTATCACCATATGACTCCCGTATTGTTTGGTTCGTGGTTCTAAAAATAACGTATTCTTGTCTACGTATTCGCTCATCCTGTATAATATATAATTGGATATATATTATATCTAATTTGTTTACCGAGGGGTGCGTCTAAAAGTTGTATTTCTCGGCTTTCGTTGTGGCGGATTGGGCAGCCGGCTGAGCCGCTGCTGATGCGGTGTCGTTTGTTTTCATGGATACCTGGGTTGCGTCCGTGTTTATATAGATGTTTACAATGGGCGCGGTGGGTGCGCTTTTGACTGTGGGTGCTTCCTTTGTGGGAACCACTGCCGCCGCCTTTACTAGGGTCGATGATGACGAGGGCAGGGGCATGGGCATCGGTTCGGGTAGAGGGGTCGCTAACTCAAGAGGGGCGGTTGGTATGATAGGGGATTGGACTGGCACAGAGGGCATTGGTGCGGCTGGTGCAGAAGGCATTGGTGCAGTTGGCACAGAAGGCATTGGTGCGGCTGGTGCAGAAGGCATTGGTGCGGTTGGCACGGAAGGCATTGGTGCGGTTGGCACGGAAGGCATTGGTGCGGTTGGCACAGAAGGCATTGGTGCTGGTGCGGGTGCTTGGATTGGAACTGATGGAACTGATGGCGCCTGTGCGGGGGTGGGTGCTTGTGTAGTTGGTTCTGGTGAACTGCCATCTAAGCCTTCTAATATTTGCATTTTACCCATCATATGTGCGAGTATTATTCCGCCAAAGATCAATACGAGTGCGATTAACACATATCTTAATACTACTTGCTCTGCCATTTTTACTTATATATACATAATTCAGATTTAAACTCTTGAAGAATTAATGGAACTTTTTCATTCTTTAAGGGCCAGATTACCGGAATGTCTTATTCTTTCGAGGCGTATCCCTAAAGGGGGCTATTTTGCGCCGTTTATTTTCCACAACTCGAACAACTTTTTACGGGTTGAAACATGGCCATTCTAGATTGTTGCGCGATCCGTTGTATTCTCACTTGAGACAGATATTGTTGACTTTGTAGGTAATTCTCTTGTGTTTGGGACGACACCTGTGGGATCCTGGTTTGACTAAACATCATTTTCATTCCTTGGAAAATTGATTTTTTTAGGCTATATATTTTCGGTATATACTTTATCAACAATGTTATCTTCTAGCGGCAACTATAATTGTGCCTATTGTTCGCGGCATTACAAGGACAAATTTTATTTAAATCGCCATGTTGCTACTTGCCAATTTTTACATAAATCGGATCGGGAACGAAATGCCGACATAGATTCGACGGAGACAACACTTCCGTCCACGCGCGAAATGCTGTCCCTGATTCAGACGTTGGTGCTTCGTGTCGATCAATGCGAGAATAAGATTGCGAAACTGACGGCGAAATTACAACAGAACCGGAAAATTAATGTGGTGGAGTGGCTGACTTCGCACGAGGTGCAACCTACCCGGTGCTTTATTGATTGGGTTCGCGAGGATATGATTCCGCGCGTTCCTGACATGCTCGAGGTGGTTTATCGCAGCGATTTGATTTCCGCCGTGGTCCAGCTTTTTACAAATACATGTAGCCGCTCAAATGGCCCGCTTCCTATTCGGATGTTTGAACATCGAACGAATGTGGTCTATTTATTTCAGAAGGGTGAGGAGGAGACTCCTGCGTCGTGGGCGGCCGTTCCCGCCGCTACGTTTGATACCTATATTGGACATATTTGTCATCAATTCATTGTCGAATTCAATATACACTGGTATATGGTGCATAAAGAGGAAGTGGCCTCTGACGAATCCTTTAAGGATATGTATGTCGATTATTATAAACGGATCTTGGGCGGCGGCAAGTATTCGGACGACGTCCTGTTTGCCAAAATACGTGCGCAAATCCATTCCAAAATGAAACAAAATGTTCGGTCGGTCGAGTTTACGTGATGGGGGTTGGGTTGGGTTGGATGTTCTCGGTATTATGTATTTTTTATTTATCTAATTGGGTCTTAAAATTGTATGACGCTTGTTAATATACACCTGGATTAAGTTCATGTCATGAGTGCGCTTAATTACAAATCGTTAGGGTATAAATCATTCGAAATATATGCCGGTTGGATACATAATATAGTTTCTAATGTGTTATTAATTGGGATATATATTGTATAGATGTCATTTTTCTTAACAAACAACGTTAATACTTCCTTTAGTCGAGAATCATTACAATATAATATTTACACTTTTGCGGGAACTCTTGCGGGAGGCGACACAGGAGAAGGCGTTCTTGCCACGAACGCTAAAATAAATGGTGGCGGCATATCCAATTATATGACTTTAGATTCAAATGATAATGTTTATTTTTATAATACGAATACTGGTAAAATACGATTTATACCTTCTGTTAGCGGAACCTATTATGGAGTAAATATGACAGCCAATCATATTTATAGCATTTTTGGAAACGGAAGTTCTGTGTATTCTGGAGATAATGGTCCTGCAACTAATGCTGGTATCTATATTGAAGGGGGTATTGTTGTAGATTCAAACGGAAATATTTATGCTTATGGTCATAATAGAATACGATTTATACCCTCGATTTCTGGAACTTATTATGGTCAAAGTATGACAGCCTATTATATTTATACTATTGCTGGAACCGGAGTTAATTCATATAGTGGAGATGGTGGACCTGCAACCAGTGCTAATATTGAATACTACGGGAATTTATGTGTAGATAATGTCGGAAATATTTATTTTATATCTATTCTTGCATACAGAGTGCGGTTTATACCCTCGGTTTCTGGAACTTATTATGGTCAAAGTATGACAGCCAATTATGTGTATACTATTGCTGGAAATGGAATTTACGACCCTAATGCCGTACTTTCAGGAGTTCCAACTAATGCTCCCATACGCCCAGCAAGGATTGCCGTAGATCATTTCGGAAATGTTTATATTGCCCTTTTTAATTATAGAGTAGTGGTTTTGACTTCGGGTAAAGGATGGCATACTTATAGTATCTTAACTCCAAATCGTTTTCAGTTTATTGCTGGCACTGGCGTTCAAGGATTTAATGATGGATACAACAACGTAGCTCAATTTGGGTCTATTAGCAATATATATGTAGATCGAGACGGAAATGTGTATATATCAGACACGAACAACAGAATACGATTCTACTCCATTAATAGAGGAATCTATTATGGAGTAAATATGCAGGCCAATTATGTGTATACAATTGCCGGTGATGGTTCGGTTGTAGAAGGATATGTAGAAGGTCAACCTGCAACTGAGGCTAGCCTTTCGTTTGTAAACACATTAAGTATAAGTTCGACCGGAGACCTATATTTAATGGAGAGCCCCGGTAGACGTATATCGATTATTAAAAGTCCTCTCGGACCTATATATTATAATAATTCTGGCGGCGTTATCATGGATAAAAATATGTTGTCAGACACCATTACTGGTTATAAAATGTCAAGGAATTGTCTATATACTATTGCGGGAAATGGGTCGCTTGGGTATTCTGGAGATGGTGGACCGGCCACTGGAGCTAGCTTTAGTAATTTAACCCGTATAGCTGTGGATTCATATGGAAATATTTATTCTGCAGATCGCGATAATAGTAATTATGGTATAATACGATTTATGCCTGCGTCTAGTGGAACTTATTATGGTATTAGTATGACCGCCAACTTTATTTATACAATTATCGGACCTAGTGCTCCTATTAACAATTACAATCTGTCTACTGATATTCGGTCTATCTGTATAGATCCTGTTGGAAATATTTATATTGCAGATTATGGCAATAGAAGCATACTTTTTATACCTTCCGTTAGTGGAACTTATTATGGTATTAGTATGACCGCCAATCTTATATCCGTCATTGCTGGTGGCACTGGGAGTTATGTTGATGGTGGGCTTGCAACCGACATTTCGTTTTCACCTGCGTCTATGTGTGTAGACTATTCTGTTGGAAATATTTATGTTTATACAAATTTATCGAGAATACTATTTATACCTACTGCAGCTGGAACTTATTATGGTGTTAGTATGACCGCTAATCGTCTATATAGTATCGCAGGTAATGGTAGTAATGTCTTTAGTGGTGATAATGGACTGGCTATAAACGCTGGCTTTTCTGGCTTTAATGCCACTATGTTTTACACTGGTATATGTATTGACAAAGTTAGAAATATTTATATTTTAGCGGGTAACCGAATACGATTTATACCTTCGATTTCTGGAACATTTTTTGGTGTAAGTCGGACAGCCAATTATATTTATACTCTTACAGGTGATGGCATTGCAGGAAATACTGGTGACGGTGGGCCTGCAACCAGTGCTAGAATCATTGCACTCGATATATTTGTAAATTCGTTTGGAAATATTTATATGGCAGAAAATAATACAATACGATTTATACCCGCATTAACCGCGAGTTATCTTGGAACATCTATAACTCGCGGGAATATTTATCGCCTTGCTGGGAATTATAGTATTTCGGTTCTTGGGACGACTCCTTCTAAAAATAACACATTTGCTACCGACGCTCTTGTATCACCATCTTCTATATGTGTAGATTCTGGTAACA